GTGGCGTCGTGCCACATCCAGTTCCGAGACCAACCCACAGGTCTCCGGCGTCTCCAACCACCAGGTCGGATTCGCCGTCCGCATCCGTGGCGTCCGCACCAGCGGCGACCCGTGGGCCGTCACTCCGAACAGCGATGGAGAAGCCTCCGGCGCAGACTTCAACATCAACACCAACCAGTCCACCAGCGAGCCAGACACCCGCGTGATGATCGTCATCGCGGGTTCAGGCGATACCGCGACCGACAACTTCACCAGCGTGACCGGGACCAGCCTGACCAACTTTGCTGAGGTGGAGCAAGCGTGGACCGCCAGCGGCAATGGTGGTGGCGTCGGCTGCTTCACCGGTGAGATGGCTAGTCCGGGCAATATCGGCCAGTTTGCCGGTAGCACTCCAGTCGCCTCTGCCGTCTCCGCGCTGACCATCGGCATGGTTGGCGCTTCTGCGGGCGCTACCACGGTGACACCGACTGCCATCGCCAGCGGGGAAGGCTTGGGCTCCCACACTGTGGGGCTTGGGGCGCTCACTACAACCCCAACGGCTGTGGGGAGTGGCGAGGCTCTTGGAAGCCCGACTGTCACGCCCAAGTTGACTGTGAACCCAGGCGGCATTGCCTCGGGTGAGGCTCACGGTTCCCCAACAGTTGACGTCCTCACAAGCACGCCAACCTTGAACCCCACGGGCATTGCGAGTGCGGAAGCCTTGGGCTCTCCGGCTATCTCGAGCACGCTCACGGTTGGCCCCTCTTCCATCGCTTCTGCACAGGCAATGGGGAGTCCAACAGTTTCCACCAGGCTTGACGTCATCCCGGCCTCAGTGGCGTCAGGTGAGGGTGTCGGGCAACCAGCAATTTCCTCGCTGGTCACCCTTGCCCCTGGTGGGATCGCCTCCGCGGGAGCCTTCGGCAACCCAAGCGTTGCAGCGCTCCTGACCAGCGCTCCGCAAGGGGTGGCTTCCGCGGAGGCACTAGGCTCACCCAGCCTGTCCTTCCTGCTTGCAGTATCCCCATCGGGTGTTGGGACCTCTGAGGGCTTTGGCTCGCCCAGCCTGTCCTTTGGCTACACGATTGTGCCGGCTGGGTTGCCGAGTGGGGAAGGCTTTGGCAACCATGTGGTTGTTGCGCCCCTGACAGCCGCTCCTGGCGGAATCTCGAGCGCGGAGGCCCTTGGAAGCCCCACGATCGGTGGGGTTCTTGCAACTTCCCCACAGGGCGTGGCCAGTTCGGAGGCCGTCGGGTCGCCTTCCGTGACACTCATGCTCCTTGTGAGCCCCACCGGTGTTGCTTCCGCAGAGGCGGTTGGTGCTCCGGCCATTGGGTTTGTGCTGACCGTGACACCCGATGGTGTGCAAAGTGCAGAGGCCGTGGGGGTCGTGACCATCGGCGGACAGTTGACGGTGTTCCCGTTGGGGATCGCTTCCGAGGAAGTGCTTGGATCCCCATCGGTATTGGACTTTGCAACACAGCCTGGTGCCTATCTGCCTCTTGCGGGCCTGCTGGCCGGCTCCGGCGGTGCCCTGGTCTTGGGTAGTCGTGGGGAAATATTGCATACATCAAGCGGCGACACAGATATGGGCTCGTCGGCTAGCATTGAATCACCCTGAGAGGAGACGACCGTGTCTGAGATGCCCACGATCACAAGAGGCGACCTCAAGCCCGACCTGCGCGTTGCCATCACGGACGACTCACAGACCAGCACGTTCAACGGTTTGCCCCTGTCGGCGTACACGATCAAGGGTGAACTGGATGGCCAGGTGGTCTTCAGCGGAAACCCCACAGGCGTTGCACTTTCCAACAGCGACTACACGGCCACCCTGACCCGTCCTTGGTCCGCAGGAGAGACTGACAATGTGGGTCGGCTCTGGATCAGCGTTGAGGTGGAGTGGTCTTCCGGCAAGAAGCAGACCTTCCCTGACGACGGGCCGTTGCGGCTCGATGTCTCGAGAGCAGCCGGAGACGCCTGAGTCGCCGTAGGGTCGGCTCGACCCGATCACAGGAGGCGCAAATGGCCTACGCACCGCGACCAGAACACATCTTCATCGGCAACCATACCTATCAAGTGGAGTGGCTCAGCCAGAATGAGTGGGAAGACAGACGGCTCGATGAGCACGCTGATGCCCTGACCCACGCTCGACACCAACTGATCCAAATCCGCACATATGCACCGTCTCGTGAGTCGCACTACCAGGAGGTGCTGTTCCACGAACTCACCCATGCTGTCTGGGACTCCACGATGCTGACTCATGCGGACCTCAGCGCGCAGGAAGATCCGGAAGAGTTCGTGATCGGCCTGCAATCCCCACAACTACTGTTCATCCTCAAGCAGAACCCGGATCTCGTCAAGTGGCTCATGTCTGACGGGACAGTCGTCCGTTGAAGGGAGGCGAGCATGCAATGAAGCACATGAACGACAACGGAGCATGCAGGATTGACGGAGAGAAGTGGCCGTGTACATATGTCATGTTGGCATACAACCTAGGCATCCTCTGGTTCTTCTCACTCGCAATCATCTGCGGGACGGTGTGGTACCGATGACGTTGCGACGATGCGTAGAGATTGGTCACGCCAAGCAGATGCAGTACCGGCCTGACGCCAAGCGTCATGCGGTTGAGAAGCGCGGTGATGGATGGATCACCTATTGCACGGGCAAGCCTGCCACCCGTGAGTTCACAGGGTTCCTGGCCGCCATTGCGTGCAGGAGATGCCTTACAGAAGTGGGGAAGCGTCGTGGCATCGAAGACATCGCGCTGCTCTAGGGGCATCTTCAAGTGCCTCTGTATGGCTACTCCGCCCTATGTGAGCAAGTTGGGGCTGGAGTTTCTAGTCATGGAGGCTAGGCTCGACCCTGATTGGTCGCATCTCATGGACCTGTTAGGCCGACTCATGGAGGACTAGTGACCGCCACGCTCTCTGCGGAGAAGGTGTTCCGCCACAGCGGGTATTCCCCACACCCTGCACAGAGAGCGTTCCACAAGAGCGGGAAGCGTAACCGGGTCGCTGCTTGCGGCCGACGGTTCGGCAAGTCCAAGATGGGCGCTGGCGAACTGGACATCGAGGCAGTCCGCACCAAGTTCTGCTTGTCCTACCTGGAGGACAAGGGTGTGCGGCGTGAGTTCTGGATCGTTGGGCCGAACTACACCGATGCCGAGAAGGAGTTCCGCTCACACTACAACGCGCTCAAGCGCATGGATGCTCCATTCGACCGTCCAGGCACCTACTATGACGCTCACAGCGGCGACATGCAAATCTCCATGTACGGTGGGAAGTACCTGGTGCTTGGCAAGTCGGCTGCCCACCCTGAGAGGCTGGTCGGTGAGGGTCTGTCCGGCGTCATCATGGCAGAGGCTGCCAAGCAGAAGGAGCGGACGTGGACCAAGTTCATCCGGCCTACGCTTGCAGACTTCAACGGCTGGTCGATCCACACCAGCACGCCAGAGGGCAAGAACTGGTTCTATGAGGTGTGGCAACGCGGACAAGACCCCAATGACACCGAGTGGGACTCATGGCGGTTCGGCTCATGGCGCAACCCCATCGTCTTCCCGAAGGGTGCAAGCCCCAAGGGACTCATGATGCTGCGGCAAGCGATCAACGAGCGAATCCCCATCACTGACCGGCTGCGCAAGGACAGCCGGGTTGACCCTGAGATCATTGAGATGATGCTTGACCTCGCAGAGGAGACCTTCAACCAAGAGGTCGCTGCGATGTTCACTGAGTTCACGGGCCGGGTCTTCAAGCGGTTCGATGAGGACATCCACGTTGGGGACTTCCAGTTTGATCCGTCGGCTCGCACCTATGCTGCCGTGGACTACGGCTTCACCAACCCGTTCGTCTGGCTGCTGATCCAAGAGGACTGGGAAGGCAACGTGACCGTGCTCGATGAGATCCATGAGTCCGGCCTCTCCATTGACGACGCAGCGAGGTTGATCGATGCACGTGGGCTATGCCCCGGAAACTTGATTGAGTTCTTCCCTGACCCAGCCAGCCCCGGCGACACGCTCGCGCTGGAGCGGCACCTCAAGAAGCGTGCAAACCCCAACACTGGTGGGGAACTGAGCATCCGTCTGCGGTACATCCGTGAGGCGTTGAAGGATCGCAACACTCACCTGCCTGAAGGCGACCCGCTGCGTCACCCCAAGTTGCGGTTTGACCGGAAGTGTGTCAACACGATCCAGGAGATGCAGGACTACCGCTACCCCGACACGAGCAAGGACCAGAAGCGGAACCCGCGTGACATGCCCATCGACAAGGACAACCACGGCCCTGAGGCTTTGGGCCGGTACTACCGGGGCCGGTATGGGGATCCGAGCATGTCATCGCCGGGCGGAGGCGCTACGGTCCGGAGGACCAACCTCAGCCGTAGGTCCAACTAGACTTGTCGCGATGACAGGTCCCCACGAACGATGGAGATGCAATGAGTGTCCAGCCCGTTGAGGCGTTCTCGCCGTACAGCAACATCGTCGCCCAGTGGACTGAGGGACTCCCCACCTGGATGAACGCTACGGATGCAGAGCGCATCTTGTCGTACCAGATCTATGAGCAGATCTACTGGAATGTGCCTGACACCTTCCGGATCGTCATGCGTGGCGAAGAGAATGCCATGCCGATCTACGTCCCCACGGCCCGCACAATCGTGGACACCACGGCCCGGTACGTCTGCCCCAGCCCAGCCTTCATCGTGGAGCCAGACTTGGGCACGCCCGAGGAGCAGGAGGCTTGCCGGCGTGCCTACTCCTCGCTGTTTCGTCGTGAACGCTTCTGGTCCAAGTTCCAGGCCAACAAGACCTACGGAATCATGCGCGGCGACTGGCTGTTCCACGTCATCGGGCAGCCGACCAAGCCGCAGGGCCGACGCATCAAGATCGAGACAGTGGACCCGGCTGCCTACTTCCCCGTGACGCACCCTGACGACGCCGACCTCATCATCGGCGCGCACATCGTGGAGCAGGTGCTCGATGCTGACGACAACCTGTTCGTGAAGCGGCAGACCTACTGGCGCGGTGCGGATCCGCTCAACAACAACGGCTCCGACACGTCGATCTGGAATGAGGTGGCGCTGTTCGACGTGGAGGCTTGGCAGGATCTGAACGACCGTCCCATCACCGTGCTCAAGCCGATGACCAAGCTTCCCCCACAAATCGTGAGCATCCCGTTGTACCACATCCGGAACATCGAGACTCCAGGCGACCCCTACGGCTCCAGCGAACTGCGCGGCTTTGAGCGGATCATGGCCGCAGTCAACCAGGCGATCAGCGATGAAGAACTTGCACTAGCCCTTGAGGGGTTGGGGATGTACGAGACGGATGGCGGTCCTCCTCGTGACGAGCAGGGCCGGGTGACGGACTGGATCCTTGGGCCGGGCCGGGTCGTGGAGCATCCGTTCGGAACCAAGTTCGCTCGTGTGAACGGTGTCAGTTCTGTTGAGCCCGTGCAGAATCACCTTGACTGGATGATCAAGGCGCTGCGTGAGGCTGCGGCCATCCCGGACGCCGCCACAGGCAAGGTCGATGTCCAGGTCGCTGAGTCCGGCATCGCGCTAGTCATGCAACTCAGCCCGTTGCTCGCCAAGGCCCAACTGCGGGAGGAGGTTGTCACCGACACGCTGACACAGATGTTCTATGATCTGAAGGCTTTCATGGCAGCCTATGAGGGATTCGTGACATCATGCAACACGCTCCCCATCTTCGGCTCGCCGTTGCCGGAGAACCGTGAGGCAAGGATCAAGGAGATCCTGGAGATCTACGCCTCCGGCCTGGTGGACGCCCAGTGGGCCATCGATGAGTTGGCCAAGTGGGGCTATGAGTTCGCTACAGGTACTGTGGGGAGGGCGATCTCCGAGCAGGCCGTTCGTGCCCGCGCCACTGATCCGTTTGCGCAGCGCATGGAGACAGAGATCGATGAGGAAGGTGCTGAGGAGTAATGCCGTTCCGAAGTGAGGCCCAGCGCCGTTGGATGTGGCGCAACAAGCCGGGGCTGGCCAAGAAGTGGGCCAAGAGGTATGGCAACAAGCCCAAGGCGAACAGCAAGAAGCGTGGTGGCAAGCGCAAGAAGCGCAAGGGCTAGACCATGGCTGCGCCGGAAGCGTTGCACCGGCAGTTGCTCCCGCTCCAGTTCACCGATGCGGAGATCCGTCGCATCATGCAGAACTCAGCGAAGGAGACGGCCCGGATCATGAGCGTGCTTGATAAGAAGGGCACGACGTCCGCGGCAGTGCGATCAGCCCAGGTCGCATTGTCCAACATGAATGTGCAGATGTGGGGTGCTGTTGGGGATGCGACCAAGGTGGGTATCGGGGACGCCGTTTGGAACGCAACTGAGATGCAGGCTCTATTTGATGAGACGTTGTTTAGCCAGGCTGGTTTCTCGAGCCAGTACTGGCGACAGTCCATGATGCAACAGGCCAAGGTAGGTGTGGATTCGCTCATCAGCCGCAAGCAGAACGGCATCACGCTGTCGGAGGCCGTGTACAAGAACCAAGCCGTCAGCAAGGGCAAGATCAGCGACCTCATCAACACGGGTCTCGCGCTTGGCAAGTCGCCGGCAGAGATCGCCAAGTCTGTCGTAGGGTATGTGAACCCGGCCACCCCTGGTGGCGCCTCATATGCCGCGATGCGGCTGGGCCGTACTGAGGTCAACAATGCGTTTCACGCGACGGCGGTGCGGAACTACCAGAAGACCCCGTGGATCCAGTTCGTGCAGTGGGAACTGTCCGGTTCACACAAGATGCCTGACGCATGCAATGATTATGCGGAATCACAGCACGTCAAGGGCCAAGAAGCAGGTGTGTTCCGTGCGGCCGATGTACCGGGCAAGCCGCATCCGAACTGCTTGTGTTACGTGACGCCAGTCAGTCCAAGCCTTGAGCAGTTCAAGAAGAACTTCGATGCAGGCAAGTATGACTCCTACATCGACGGAGAGGTGGGGTGCTACCGTGTCGCCTAGCACGATGTGCCCGATCCCCACGGCGCATACGCCCGAGACAGCGCTGCAGGCATTCCTCAATGCCAAGAAGAACATGCCGGGGTTGACCCCTGCGGCGTGGCGCAAGCAGGCGGCCATCGACCTTGGCATGGACTACGACTCATACCTCGCGCTCTGGAAGGTTCACAAGGGATCTGTGGCGGTTGCCAAGAAACTCAACATCCCCATGACGCCTGTGTCCTCCCCAACTGTTCCTGCCGCAGCGAGCAACAGCGCTACCATGAACGTCGTGGCACAAGCGACGCAACAGTACGCCAAGGCTGGCACATCCTTGACCGTCAACAACATGATCAAGTTGTTGCATGATGTCAAGATCCAGAAGCAGGGTTACGGCAAGGCCAAGTTCACTCACACAGGTCAGATGTCGGGCGGCGGAAGCACCTTCCATCCTGGCTATACGCTCGTGAAGAAGGTGGATGATGAGGTTGAGATCTCCTTCACCCCTGGCTTCAGTTCATCGAATCCTCAACAGTTGATCAACATTCAGAAGAAGTTGGCCGATGAGGGCTTCACGGTGAAGGCTGGGTTCAACAAGTTGACTGTGGGGAAGACGGACTTTGGCGAGTTGGTCGATGATGCGGACTGGAAGCCGCCGCAGGGACTGACAGTCCAGGGTGAGTTGCAGTCCATCGAGGATGCGTATGTAGCCGGCAAGGTGGGTGAGGATGCAGCGGTGGCGCTCTTGAAGGAACTCAAGGGCGTCGCTCCATATGTGAGCAAGAAGATTGACGACCTCATCGAACAGATCAAGCCGGCACACCAACAGGCCATCCCTGATGGGGATACGTTGCAGACTGCGTTCGGGCCGCTGACGCACGACCTCGCTCAGAACGTCTACAAGAAGATGAAGAAGGACTTCCCCGGCGGCACGCCTGCTCAGTGGCGTCATGCCGCTGCGGAGTATCTGGGGGTGGACTACAACGACTACCTCAAGGCGTGGAAGAAGACCACGACTTCCGCACAGAAGAAGGCAACAACGCCGTTCTCCAAGTTGCCCGACTCGACAGACACATACGTTTCCCCAACAACCGCTGGGAAGTATGCAAATGTTGACATCAGCGTTGACCAACTGAAGGATGAGTTGGCCCGGCTGTACGGCCCGAGCGCCCAGAAGCAGTACATCAACCTGTCATATGATGACTTCGATGGCGCGTACAAGGTGCAGTTCCCGTCGTCCATCCTCCCCACCCCCGCTTCAAAGAAGGCTGTGCAGACTGGGCTCGAGAAGTTGGGCTTGATCGTCGAGAAGCACGGCACTTGGTACCACATCAAGACGGCCAAGGCTGCGAAGACAGCGGCCAACAACGCCAAGCAGATCAAGACCTCTGGCACCTACACCCTGCCGGACGGCACAATCGCTTGGGACATGAAGACTGCACAAGCGTGGAGCGACAAGTGGTTCCGCAGCCTCAGTGCAGATCAGCGGTCGGCGATGAAGTCCTACACCGGCAGCGGATACCGGACGATGAATGGAAATCTGCGGAAGGGTCGCGCACCGACTGCCAAGGACAAGGCGCTGTCGAGCGCGATGCAGCCAATGGATCACGAGTTCACGGTCTTCCGCGGCACTGAAATCGACATCAATCAGTTCCAGGTAGGCGGTCTGTGGGAGGACAAGGGCTTCATGTCTACGGCGATCAACCCCGGTTCGGCTTGGAGCGGCGTCAAGTTTGAGATCGTGATCCCCAAGGGCACCAAGGGTGCATACGTCGGCACCAACAGTTCGGTCGCGCACGAAAATGAGTTCATCATCGACATGGGCACCAAGTTCCGGATCATCAACGTTGATGTTCAGCGCCGCAAGGTCAAGATGGTCGCGATTCCGCACAAGTGATGAGGATTTGACATGCCACGTAGTAAGTTTGAAGACAGTGACAGCGGCAAGCCTAGCCGCGTGGTGGATGACCCGTATGCAGAGTTGTTCGCTGATTGCACCACTCCGGAACAGGTACTGGAGTTGCAGCGGGAGATCGAGCAAGCAGAGGGAGGATGACCATGGCTAACATGGGCCCCGTCATCAGCGCAGTGGATGAGTATGGGGATGTACGGTTTGCTGAAGGTGCGGCCTCGCGTCAATCGGAGGTGGATGCGGCCAAGGCAGAGGCTGAGGCTGCGCACGGCAAGTACCTCGCAGTCAAGGCAGAGTATGACGAACACATGTCTGAACCCCACTGACCAATTGATCGGGTAGGCTCGGGCTGTCCCGATCAAGGCAAGCAAGGAGGAAGCGATGAGGCACAGAGGGCCTGTTGCTCCAATCATGAAGACCCACCCGCTGACTGGACTTCCCATCGAGCCAGTCGGCATCGTCAACGGCAAGCCCATCTTCCCCATCTGTGGTGGGGCTGAGGACGACGACGATGACGATGACAAGAAGAAGGGTGACGCCGACGACAGTGGCGCCGGCAGCGATCACAGCGATGGAAGTGACAAGGACAAGGACTCCAACAGTGGTGGGGATTCCAAGACCGTGTCGCAGGAGGAGTACGACGA